GTATGATAGTCGTTATATGGCGAAGCTGCTCTAGCTGCAAATTCTGTGAAATATAATGGATAATAACCATTAATCGCAAAAGGTTCGGCAGGTGATGTGTTATTTGCGGCGTTTAAGAAAAAAGTATTTGGCATAACTTGTTATTTAACTACTTTAAAATAAAAATCATCAAATGTCTGTACATCATCGCCTGAATCTCTTTCTATTTTTAGTTTTATCTTGTAAAAACGTTCTGGAAAAAAGGAATCCATTCTCAGTTTAAAGAAACTTCCATTTGAATCACAATCTATTCTTGTGGCCGTCTCATCAAAAGGAATTATTACATCATCAGTAACTGAATCTAAAATACTGTAAAAACTTGATGTTGGTAATCTATTACCTGTAAGAAAGAATGATGATGTTACATATGATTTACTCGGGAACTCAGGACGTACGCCGATCCTAAACTTTGCTATATCCTTTGTCCTATATTCATCTCTTATATTTTTAAAATACGGCACAAATGTTTCAGATGCGATTTCAGCTGAACTTGTATCTGCAAAAGATGTATTATCAAATGCTACTTCTAATCTCGGTACAAATACTGTATGTGTTTCTCTACCATAAAATTTAATTGTACCTAACGTATCACCCGATAATTCATCGGTTTTAGAACGTTTTACAATGAAACCATTGTTAGTAATATCTTCATCTACCCAATGCTTAACTATGTCTGTTACGTTCATTCTTATGTCCGGTACTTCATTTTGAAATGATTGTGATGCTTCAAATGTAGATCCAGTAATCCAGGTTCCTCCGCCATTAGTATTAGTAGCAGACCCGTCGCCACTTGAATGAGCAACCGTAGTATTCCATGTTACTGCATTAGGAGTACCAGATCTATATAACCACGAACAGCCATTACGTGTTTCCGGTGTATCAGAAAACATACCATTACCATTTGTCCAGGATTCGGATACCGGATAAGCTTCTAAACTATAACTGCGTAACAAATCTTCTGATTCGGTAGCAAATATTTTTAAAAATACAGATGCTGAATTTGCTGAATTACCGATTGGCGGAATTTTTCCAGCGTTCACTGCATTGCGTAATGTGTTAATTTCTGATCCAAAATTTATTAAGATTCTAGTATTCAAAGTATTAGAAAAAGCAGATGATGCTGATGATATTTTAATAAGTTCTAATATTTGATCCACACCGGTATTACGTTCAGTGAATCTTTCATAAATAGTAGCATCGCTTTCAGCGTAAAATAGTCTATACATAATTATACATTTACAGTTCTACCTTCAATATCCTGATTTGGATATTTTACTTCAAAAATACATGGATCTAAACTTGGATATAATATTCCATGTTTAGTTGCACCTGCAATATCATATACATTTCCAGAATACCCATCAGATGTTGAAAATTTATTTTGAATTTCAAAACTTGTAACTGTTTGGACACCTTCAACTAAATCCAAATCTGCTTTGATAGCATTTAAATCAATACTGGCATTTATTTGCATTCTATCAATATTAAATAATACTTTTAATCTTTCAATACAATTCAAAATTGCTTGATTTGAATTATAATTCGGTCTAGCTATGATTTCAAAAGTTAAACTGATATTTACAATGAAAGCATCTTTTATATTAATAGCATCAGTTAACATTCGATATTCGGATAGATATGTTCTTATATTTTCCTTAACGGCTAAATTTGCCGGCGTTAGATTTTTATTCTCATCTAATGATAAAACATAAAGATTTAATGCTAATGGATTCTGAATAGTATAACTAGGATAACTTTGATCATATGTATTAATCTGCGTATCACCAATAATATAAGCTTTATCAACAGATCCGAATCGCCGCGGCATTGCATAAATTCTACTAATATAATCTTCTCTTGTAATGGCTCTATTCTGTGCTGCGAAACTTGCAATTGCATTTTGTCTTATATTTTCAATTGATTCCCGATCACCACCGCCGGTAATTGGCATCGGATTAATTATCGCTAACGTCTCTTTAGTATCATCTAAATTTACAGTAGATCCTTCATTGAGATAAGTTACATCAACTACTTCAGTTATAGTATTTACTCCAGTATTATCATCTATCCCACCTCCAATTGTATAAGTTACAGTTAGAGAAGTATTACTAGGTGCTAAACCATAAGTACTTGTGTATAAAAAATTTGAAGGATCTAAATTGTTATTTGTCGTTCTTCTTAAATATTCAAGTCCTAAACCAACATTTTTTGGATTTGGGATAATTTCTTCATCAGCATCGGAACTAATACCAGATCCGAATTGTATTTCAACTTTATTATCAGCTCTAGTTCTAGTTACAAATCTCCTAGGCGTTTTCTTCAATTTTAAAATATAAGGGACACTCGATCTGAATTGACTAAGTGTCGGATCGTTAAATGGTACATTTAAAATATCATCAAATACAGTATCCTGAGCTAGATAATCTACTTCATTCCAATTATTTTCAGCTGAATCCTTAATAGTTACAATATCAATAACATTATCTTCTGTCAATACAATTTTGTCATAAGCTTTAGGTTCATTGAATGTAAATGATTCAGTCTTTATTTCTCCAGATACTATATCAACTTCTTTTTTAAGTAGATATCTTGCTACATTTCCTGACGCATTTAACTCATAAACAGATATTTCTGGGTCATTATTAAAATCGATAGGTTCCACTGTTCTATATAAAGTGTCAGCATCTGATGTTACTGTCATACCGGTTGCTATTGATAATGCATATCTCATATCCGGCTCAATAGATGTCCCCGAACCTTTTGCTGGCACTAATTGATACACATCTAATTTACCAGTAGCTGCAGAAAAATTTCTAGCATCATAACCGAATAATTTTGATAATGTAATTATACTACTACGCTCTTGAGCTAAACTTAATATCGATTCTCGAAATGCTGTATCTGTATAATATGATAACACATCGCCTACATATGATGACATTTCCATAAACAACATACCTGGCGATGTCTCATTGAAATCGCTATATGTATCAGGAAAATAATTTTTCGTAAAATTGATTAGGTTTTGCCGAAATTGGGCAAAATCTTTATTCAAATATTTTACTTCTTTTTTAATTTGTGTCATAATTCATATCTCATTAATATGTACCCGGCGATGTGACAGGAGCTGAACTAATCGGAACTAATTGGAATGATTGCTGTACAGTATCTGCAATAGAGGTTTCTTGTGTATCAATCTGTAGTATTGCTTCTTCATCTAACAATACATTAATTATTATGTTAGCTCCCAATGTAGTGACTGATACATCAAATTTAATATTAAGTCTTGCTAATACCCTATCCTCAGATACTAATAAATTATTTAAAGTAGCATATGGTAACCAATATTTAAAATCTTTTTTAATTGATTGTTCTAAAACTGATAGAGTTTGATTAGTCAAGTTTTCAAAAAGAGTATCAAAAATATCAGTTCCTAAATTAGGTTGCATATAACGCTCACCTTTTCTAGTTAATAATAATGATTTGATATTACTCGTTACTTGTTCTAACGTTGTATACGATTGTACAAAAACTGACCCTCCATTAGAAGATCCGGACGCATAATTTGATGTTTCAGAAAATGCTGCCGCGGCTTTATTGAATGGCAGTTTTATACCTATTGCAACATTAGGTGTTGTGGTAAATGGTTCTATCCTGTAGATCGGTCTAGCCATTATCTACGGCCCTTCTTTTTGTCAATGGCTGCCATCAGAGCAGAATAATCCTTGTTCATGATGTTTAAAACATTGGCAACGGCTTCATTTGATGCATCAACAGGCTTACCATCAATGTCAGTCATTGGAGTAACATCTGGTTCTGAACTCATCATGCTCAATCCAGATTCAACTAATGGACCTGTGTTCATTTCAGTGAAGTTTGTGGACGTTGCTGTATCATTTAAAATATCATTCAGAATAGAATTCTTTGAAAATGTCTTTTTCGAAGCAGGCTTTCTGCGCTGTGATTTGGCAGGCATTGGCTGTCGTTGTTCTGATAACACATCTTTCAGTATAGGCAGAAGTTCCTCAGTTAGAACATCTCTCATTTCCTGTCTGATCATTTGCCTTAAAGCTTGTGTAAATTTACCCATAGTATTACTTTACTATAAATATGAAATGTAACGGAATTATCCTTGTCTTTGTTCAACTATCAATGACTGAGTAGATTCTTCAAATATGAACACATTGCCTAACCATGCACGTTCAGTCACTGTTCCATTAGATATTAACCTTGCTGATCTTGCTGCACGTGAGAGCGATTCCTGACTATCAGGCGGAATAGGATGTACGGTCATATGAAAATGCGGACCAGATGCTGCTGAAGAGGGGTGATTATATTCATCTATGAATCTGAAAATAGGTTTTCCATCTGGTCTAACATTGTTAGAAGATCCGGCTATACCATGTAAAATATTAGCAACTCTTGTTACATATGCTCTAGGCTTAACGACAAAATCCATAGCCACTCCTCTAGTATGATTACTTACATATCCTAATCTTTGATGAAACTCATCATTTCCTCCGGTCAAAGCAACCTCAACCATTGGCAATTCTCTTTTTATTTCATTCAATGCAAATATAGTCCAACTAGCCATTAGATCTGTTATATCACCACCATTGGAAATTTCGCCAACAAGCTTTCTAGTTATACGCCTTCCTTTTTCGCCAAATCTAAATGCTCTTAATATTCTCCTTACTCTATTAGCATTTGGATGTCCTACACTATCTTCGGGTCGGTATTTTATACCAGAATAATCGTCTTCAGTATATTCTAAATCGTTTCTTTTTAATTCACCAATACTCCAAGAAGGTACTGTTGGCGGCAATCCTAAAGCAATAGGAGTAGCTTCAGCTGTGCCCGTTGAAAACCAATCATGTAAAACATCAGCCATGGACTCGGCACATTCAACAGTAGTCTTACCTTTTGCTGCATTGTCTGCCATTACAGTCTTGATACGATTTGTCAAAGCCTGGGAAGGCGCCTTACCTTTATATAATGGTAGCATTCCCAACGCAACACTTTTGGCAAATCTAGGTAATTGTCTTTCAAGTAATCTAATGCCATCAGAAAAAAGACCTCCAGGAAAGGCTTGTAAAAGACCTGAAATGATTTCGCCGGCAACATCTACCGACGCAGAAGGCGGCACAACCCCGCGGCTATATTCTACTATAGCATCAAAAATCTCTAAAAATTTTTCTTTTGATGTAGTATCAAAATTTATGTCAGAGAAAATGGTTACCAAGCTTTCCTGCAATTTGTCTTTGTCTAAAGGCATTACTGTCTCATTCTCCTCAATCTTTGCAACAAGTTGGCACATGCTCCAAGATTGGTGGCAGGGCCGGTAGGTCCTACGCCGGTTGCAAAACTATCAGTACCACGTGTCAGATTCGACAATTCTGTTAATACACCTTCCAAGATATCAAACAATTCATCCATATCCATTGCCCAGTTAGGTGTTGCAATTGATACTGTGTTCTTTGCTGATAATACTATTTCATCTCGTTTGGAATTGAATACTAAACGATCTGCTGTTAATAATATCTGCGAATTTTCGTATCTGGAAAGCGATTTTACAGTACGTCCAATATTAGATTGTGATAGTGTAGTTGAATTTATTTTTTGTTTAGATGACATTATAATACTACTGGCAGTGTCATCAGGATTTTCAATGGTATAGTAATTACCTCCTGTTTGCAAACCACAGGAAATTGTAACAATTGGATCAGAAGCATTTTCACTTCTCCAAAATGGCCTTTGCTGATACCCGGTTGCTGGTAATACTGTACCTGAAAATCTGATAGCAGATCCATAACGATCCTGCAGAATCATGTCACCTTCATATGGTTGTATAGGTATAATGTCACGTTCTTGAAATGAAATATTGTCATCTCTTGTGATTGTAGGATTTTCAACTGATAATCCCACATCCAATATTCCTTCTTCAGCCGTTATCTCCGAATGATTAGGCAATTTATTACTATTAACAGAATGATATGTAGATAAAACATTTAGATAATATGTTCTATCACCGACAATAGTATTTGTATTACCATCTATTGCATGCATTACCAAAACTATTTCGCCTGGTAATGGAACTTTATAGAAATTTAAATTAAAAGGACAGGCCTGTACTATTCTTTTACCACCACGTATAGAACCGCCACGGATGCGAACTAGAACTGTCCCCTGCGGTATTTCTGTACGTGTAGTTTTACTCTTCTGGATTGTCGACAGATCCGATGTTATTACTTCGGCTGTTCCTATTGTTCCTATCATCTTCTTCTCCTGATTTTATCTTCTCAATTTCTTCCTCAGCTGTCTTGAGAAGTTGATCTCTCTCATCATCCGTTAACAACAAACTTCCTTCATCATCTTTTTTACTGCCGGCAACTAAACGTTGTACAACGGCTGCTAATTTGACTAGAGCGTCATCGTTCTTAACTGATACTTCGAGATAATCTTTAATCATAGGGACAATAACTGTGGCATCGCCGACATTATTGATCATTGGTTGTAGTTCTTTAATAAGACCTTCTATCTGTCTAGACTTACGTTTAGAATTGTGATATATATCCTTCATTAAGTCAGAAAAGGTAGTTCCCTTAAACAGTTCAAATTCAGTACTCATAGACTCTTTTCTATAAATATGAAACCGTTATAGTTCTATTAACTGGCCTGTTCGGAGGTATTCTTTGTACATCAGTTCGAACTGACCCTTCATGATGTTAACAACCTTGGTAATGAACTGCGTTTTCATTCCTGTACGTTCTCTAATCAGAATATACAAAGCTTTTTTATTGAAACTTTCTAACGTAGCACGTAATCTAAATAGTTCCAATACTGTATCAGCAATCTGAATATCTCGTTCGTTGGAAAAATGCTTATTCAGATTTTCATCATACCATTTAACCCAAAGATCAATGAAGTCTTTCAAACTTTCCTGGTGTTCTGACAAATTCATTTCAGTTCCAAGATCACGTTCCATATCAATAGCATCTGTAGTAGTCCGTGCTTTGAGTTTTTTATAATTTGAATTGTTCTGTATAATTAAATAGTTTCGAGCTATGATAGTGAAATAAGAGAATGCCTTTCCTTTGCCTGGCTGAAACTTACTAATTTTTTCTGTCATGAAAGCCACAACTTCTTTCTGCACATCTTCATATGGGACATCGAAGTATGTGAACTTGAAAGTGTGATATACATTTTCCACCAATTTATGAAATGGATAATTAATATAGTCTTTAAAAACTTTATCACGTTTGTATTTATTTTCTTCTGTATTATAAGCATGTATCGCTTGTTCAGTTATAAACGTGAAATACTGACGCTTATATTTTTTATTTTTTGAAAGTTCTAATTCTTTCAACTGACCTTCGGTCCTATACCATTCGTAAAACTGATCTACACCACTCATTAAAATTTTCTATTTAATTCTTCTATTATCAATTTAATGTCTTCAAATATGAAACCAATTTCATCATCAGATTCAAATGAACCCAATCGATCAATTTGTCGCATACGAGAATAAGATTCATTAGACATTTTTTTTAGATCATTGTAAAATGTGTAATAATTGGTATTGGAATTTTCCAACTCTTCAATATATTCTTCTAGTTTTTCCTGTTTTCGCATTTGATTGAAATTCAATAAAACTGAAGCTAATAATAATGCTAATATTGTAATTACTGCTGCTATCATAATTTATCCAAATAAGTCATTGAACATGTCTTTTGTGTTCATTGTTTTGTTAGATGATGAAATATTACTCTTACCTGTTTTTGCCGATCGTTTTGGTATAGAGCTCGATGGTTTGGTATTTCGATATGCTTCATATTCTTTTCTAGATGCCATCATATCTGCCTGATGTAAAATCATTACCATGTTAGTTTTCAATTTACTAGATTCTGATCTGGAAATGAAATATGGCCGATTACCTTCATCATATAGACCATCATGAATACGAATTGCTTGAAACTCATTCCAAGACATTTCAACACCATATTTCTGTAACAACCAAATGCTCAGATCTGGAACCATGGTGAATGGATTGTTCTCATTGATCTTATACATACGACCTTGATTTTTTCTATGCCATTCTGAGTCATTTGGTTGATAAATTTCTCCACCATCTCCAGGAAATCCGATTTTGCCTAAATCATGATGGACAGCTGCAAACATGAGTTCTTCTTTTGTGAAGCCATGCATGTCCATATCTGCTTTCTCATAAACATCATATAACATGTTTGCAAATTCCATAACACGTAATATATGATCTATATAACCACCTTCGAAAGCATTATGAAAATGAGATATAGATGATGCAGGGGCCAATGCCATTCGTTCACCTAAGTCATCATAAAGTTTAGTTAAATTATCAGATCTGCCCGGGAACAGTTCTTTTATTTGTGATTGAAACGTTTCCCAATTCTGATGTATTTGTTCTGCTGTTAACATTTAAATTATTTGATCAATTAAACCATATGATAACAATTGGTCAGATGTCAAGAACATATCTGACTTCATGTTATCTCTCCAGAAAGATGTATCTTTCTTTGTTTTTTCTGCTAGTAAATCATAAATAGTATTTTCTAACATTTTTACATTCTCTAAAAACGCAGATATATCTGACATCTTACCTCCTAAAAAACTTGATGTCTGATGTAACATAACCGTACTACGTTTACTACACATTCTAGTCCCAGTACCACATGCTAATATGATGGCTGCTGCTGAAAATGCTTTACCGCGGCAAAGAGTATTTACTTTCACATCCAGTTGTTCGATGTAATCAATGATACCTAAAGTAGCATATACATCACCGCCAGGCGAGTCAATCAAAATATTAACAGGAGCTTGTTTATCTGCTCGATATTGAAGTAAACTTCGCATGCGAATAATAAAATCTGTAACACTGCTATCAGTTATTTCCTCATTCAGATATATAATTGAGTCATCATAATCAATCAGTGTTCCTAATTGATGATTAAGCATTTCATATAAATGACCAGTCTCTGTGTTTAGTTCTTTCATGATTTTAGAAGGACTGGATTCGCCGTAAAGATCTTTCATATCTTAATATATGAAAAAAAGATCAATTATCAAAGAAAGGTTAAAGCTTTTTCAACTTACGTTGAATTCTAGACAATTTGACGTGATGAGCTTTGATATCTTTTTTCAGAGTTGCCTTCTTCATTGCTCCTCTATGAAATGCCAATTGTGTCTGAAGTTTCAATTCAAGTTCTGCCTTCTCTCTCTTTGACAACTTCTTTTTGTTAGATGGCTTAATCTCAGTAGGTTTGAATTTACCTTTTAGTTTCGGCTGCTCAACACCTTTGTGAAATACATTACCTTCCTTGTCAACAAACTCCTTCATGAATTGCCATCCTCGAGGCCGGCCGGACGAAACATAACCTTTGTTAATTTTAGGCTTTGGTACTGTCTTCATTGTACATTTATAACATAGTATTGATGTAATGTCACCTGACACTACTGAATATCTATCACATCGATCACCATCCATTAGATGAGGCCAAGACCAATGTTTTTTATCAGCTACACTATTACGGCATATCATATACCGTTCACCATCAATTGTTTTAGTTTTGAACTTTGTTTTCATTAATTAAATTTAGAACCAATAACCACCCGATCTATGAATTTTTTGTTTCTTCTTAGCCGGCTTTTCATTTTCTTGTTGATCTTCAACCTCTTTTATTTCTATATCGGGTAAATCATTTATATCTGCTTCTATCTCTGTAGGTTCTTCTGCCATCACATCCTGTACCGCTTCTGTAACGTTCTTATTTGATGTAGTCTCTGTTACGTTATTATTTGAACTAGGTTTATTAAAGGCTATTTCAAATGAACGGTTAGCGGCTATTACGAGTGAAATTGCTAATGGGTCAAAAACAAATACAATAATAAGTAAAAGTATATTCACTATCTGAGACATCGGCTTCCCGGATATTTCTGATATGTATTTCAAAGGACCTAACTCTGCAGCTACATCAGATTCAATCTCAACATCAAACCGATCATTTTCCAAAGTTAGAATGGTAGAATCTAGTTCAGATATCTTACTTGTAAGTCTGATATAATCTGTATTTGCTATTTCTAATTGATTTGATAACAGTTCTCTCTGATCTCCAGCCCCATCTCTGTCTACCCAACTGTATTCAATATTATTAATACCTTCATTTAATTGTACAATACGTTCTTCAATACCAATCAATGATTCTGATTTTATATCCTTTTGTTTTTCAAAAGACTCTATACGATTATCTATCAATGCTATCTCTTTGTCAATCATTGATGATGCATTTGCCGTTTGCTGATACGCAGCAGATAAGAAGCCATAAATGCCTATCGAAGTAATCATTATTAATACAAGTGTCGCTATAGTAAGATAAACACGTAGCAATATACTCAACTTCTTCCAATACTGATGCAATAATGTTGCAATGATTAACTTAGAAGCCTCCAGAGTACCTGCCATAATGATCACAGCTGTAGCAGCTCCTGCAAATAGCTTAGATAAACCAAATACTGAAAAGAATGCAGCAGAGCCTGAAATAGACAATGCTGATATAGTAATCAGAAACGGTAATAATTTTTTCATATTAGCTAGATGTGACGCGATCAGTCACAAATTGTATTCTACGTCTTATCTCTTTTAATCGTGATAATGCTTCTACTCGATCAATTGGCATATTACGTTCTACAGTTTGTTGTAAAATCATAACCATGTTATCAGCTTCATCAAGCCGTCTTAGTGTATTCTCTCTGTCTTTCATTGTAAACCTTTGTTTCGCTTTTAGGATAAATATGTCTGTAATGGAGAACGGCTAATTCTTTTGCCTTTGCCTCCACCACAATATCAAAGTCCATACCATATGTACGGATTTCATCATAGATGTAATCAGAATGTGCTTGTTTTCTGATCTTATCAATGTTATGTTTTATTTTTGCCAATTCAGGCCATTCTTGAACTTCATTCAAACTCAAGCCCTGCTTCTGAATCATTTCTTCAAAGTCTCGTTGTTTCTCATGTGTACGGCATTCACTGTAATGAGTACATTGTCGTACATCTGAAGGCCATGTATCTGCTGCTATCTGTAATGCTTCATATTCATCAAGACCATCTGGATGGAACATATGATGGTGATAATCAAATGTGATTGGCATTCCTACAACACGATGGAATAAATCATATAACATACGCACACTGTACATACTGTTCTTATCATCATTTTCAATGACTAGCCTTGCTCTACAAGCATCTGATAATCGATTATAACCTTCAATCCATCTCACTGCAGTGCCTTCGTGATTGCCATAAGCTCCTCCAATATGAATATTAATTTTATTTTCATGGGATGGTTCAAAGCCCATCAAATCAAATACTTCAGAATGTCTTTCGAGACTTGTGATACTTCTTTCTACTACATTTTGAGTGGGTGAACCTAATACATGAAATGGGCCTGGGTGAGTTGTGAGACGGTGACCATGCTCTCGAGCATAATCTCCAGCCTTCATCAAAGCTTCGGATAATTCTTCATATTGAGGAAGATCTGTTAGTTCAAAATGATCATGCCATGGGACAATTTCAGATCCAACTCGAAACAATGTTATTCTGTGCTCATCATTCCATTTCAGATATTCTAATAAGTCAGTGGCATTAGCAAGTGCTAGTTCGCCTACTCTATGCAGATCCCAGGTCGGTTGCCAGGAGGCCTGTCTCAAAGTTCTTGATGTCGTTATTCTACCTCCTAACTTCTTAGGACGATTAGTTAAGGTCATGTTAGTACATGCATATCCTAGTCTCATACTTACTTATTATATAATAAAGATAAGAAATATTTTTCGTAATACCAAATCTAATTGAAAAAAAGATTGACTGCGGGTCAAACTCATTTAGCTGATAGAAACTTTTTTCGTAGCCTGCTCCTTAGTAAAAGGAACCTTGATACATAATAACCCTTTGTCTAACTTGGCGTCTATCTTTTCCAAATTAAACTTTCTTGCTAGTCTCCAACCTAGGTCAAAGTTTCTGCGAGCAATACCCTTATGGATATACTCATGTGTAGGACGAGTATCTTTACGGTAAGCAACTCGTAAAGTATCTCCTTGGGTCTGTAACTCCAAGTCCTGCCGGTCAACACCTACTGCTGCAATTTCAATCTGCAGACCTTCATCTGTTTCTGAAATGTCAACTGGATGTTGAACCTTACTGTTTAATGCTGTTCTGAACTCTGTTCCGTTGTCAAAAAAATTGCGGAACATCAAATCGAATGGATGTAAATCTAATGTACTCATAATAAATCTCCTTAGATGATTTAAAAATTAAAAAATAAAAATAAAAAAGAATGGCCCGCAGTGCCAATCAATTTCTAATATATATCTAGTTCATGGAAATTGGACTACCATGACCTATTATTTTATATGCTCTGAAAAAACGCATCGGATCATATTCTGATTTCTTTTTATGCCGCATTCTACTTAGAACTAGACCATCAAAACACATCTTATTAACATATTTCCTAATTAGTTTCAAGCTATCTGAATTTAAATAAAGCTCATTACCTAACATGCTTATGCCTAATATCTGATCTTCAATTTTGATAGCTGAAATAATCAAAGGTTCTATATTTGATATAGCAGCCTCATCAATAAATTCTTCTTCTTCAATGTTGAGATGTCGTTCAATGGCAGATGCCACATCATTTTTTAATAAGTCGTATACAAATTCTATCTTACCTTGTATAGACAATTTCATATGAAAATAAAGAAAATCTTCTATGTATATTGCGTCTTTCTGCATTTAATATAAATATGTAAATAATCTACTATTTCAGCATACCCATTTTATACTTCTTCTCAGTTGCATCCTTAGCTCGGTATAATGTATCCATGATAAGATCAATTTCTCCTCTAGTCAATTCAAATACACTGTTGCCTATGTAAAATTTACCAATATTAGCATTTTCCAAATCTCGCTGATAATCTCGTTCCAAAAGATTGGCATTGACTTCAAAATCTACTGAATTGTAAAATTTGCCTTTCCTAGTTTTACTTGTCCCCCAAGCAAATGAATTGTTAAGTCGGTTATTACCCATTGTCTATTTCTTTGTAAATTATTAAAATAAATTGACCATATTGCAAAGCACCTACATGATCCACGGCTGTTAATTTATATTTTTCAGATGCCCAATTTAAAATTTCTCCGGCATTGAATTGATGCAGTCCTTGATTTACATCTTCATCTGTTAAGTTAAACTGATCCGACGTAAATGATACGACAACGCCTTTTTTAGCATGAGCCATCATTAATTCAATAGTATCTTTCGTATACTGTAAATGATCATCTTCGTCATGATAAGATTTATTGAAAGCTCCTATATTAATGCACCAATCTTTTATTAAAGATTTTTTTATCTTTTTCCAATCACTACATTGCAATGTAATATCATTACCATTTATTTCTTTACCGGCATCAATCAATTTTTGATCTTGTTCAATACCTATATAGTCTAAAAATTTACCATATGTTATTTTATGCCACATACTGAAATCGCCCCGTCCAGCGCCGAATTCAATGATACTATGATCAATAGGAATAAAATTTTGAATAATAGAATAAAAATGATATTGAACTTGTCTGTTAGGATATCCAACAATTTCTGTACTATATATTGGATCAGGTTCTAGAAGATCTTGTTCTCCATTATCTATAGTACGTCCTACAAATTTATTTTCACTCGAAGAATCTAAGATTGTTTCAGTATCTTTATTTTCATTAATCAGCAGCTGTAATTCTTGTTCTCGCTGCTGCTCTTTTGCTACAGTATCAAAACTTAGCAATTGCTTCATTTTTTCTAACATTTTGATGCTCGTCTTTTACGTCTTGAAATTCTATGTTTCTTAGCTTCTAATGTTCTAAGATCCATTCTTAGTGGATGAGTACGATTAAAGTTCTGAGTTGTCTTACATGCTACAGCAGCGTACTCCCAAGCCTGTTCCAGATCATATGTTCCCGGAAACAGATACTCTTCTGCAATGAACACGTCATGATCCATGATACGAACCCCATCTTCATAAGTGATGGGGCGCGCATCTGGAAATAAACGCTTAACATGCTGCTCTGATTTAAGCATGACTTCTTGTGAAAGTTAAATTGTTATGTCGCTCAATGTGATTGACCAATATCTCAAGATTGTTTTTGTAAACAACATCACCATCAGGAATTAACTTTGTGCCTTCTGGATAATTTGCTCTGGTATGGCCAACATTTGCATTGGCCCAAAGATTGGTAGTTGCAGATCCATACTCATTCCAGGCATCTGTTAGTTTACTGTCGATAATTGGATAATCGGGAATTCCTTCTGAACGTTTCTTATCTACAAAAACACAGATGAAACCAGATCCATTCTCAGCGCGAAGATCATAATTATAAGCCTTATGTGAATAACGTTCATTTGTTATAACGCCGACTTGTTTCTTTCCTTGATAATTAAATATTACCTTATCATTTACTTTATAACGTACTTTCATTTATTGGATTTGAGAGTTATCAATTACTTTACTAATTTTAGATGCGCTTACGGACTTCACTTCGAAATCCATTTGAGCTCCATCAAAATCTTTATAAACTAACTCCTCAGCATGCGTTACAGATGCTGCTCTTACGAGATATGTCTCATTCAACCATTTTGTGCCACCTTTTGGTCCGTCCGTAGCTACCTTGACTTTCGATATATAATATGTCATAACCTATTTTTGATACAATTTAAATATAAGACCTTTTTTCCAAAGAATCAAGAAAAAAGTGAAAAAAGTTTAATATTGTTTTGGTATTGCAATTGTTCTGCGGCCTCCGCGCTTACGCATTGCTTCAAGTTCATCTGCAACTGCAATTTCTGTTCTGATCATTGTGAGAAGAACATTGTTATCTGATAACAATGCTGACATGTTCTCATAATTCTTATATGTCATCGGACCTCCCTTAGCAGCATTTTTAGCTGTATCCAGTACGCCTTCTAATCTACTGACAATGCCTAAACGAAGTGAGTTTCGATCCATGGTACCAAAACCTGGTATCTCTACATCTGGATTGACAGGGTCAAAGTTCTTAGGGTCTAAAAGACCTCCAGTTTTCTGTTCCTGAAGCATTTTGCTTACTTCTTCTTTTATGATATTTATCAGTTGATCAGATTTCATTGTTATGATTTTTTACTTTCTTCTACAGATGCCTTGCGATAAGCAGTGACTAATTTTTTGAGTTCGCCAATTGCTTTCCGTGCTCTGACAGAAGCTGTTTTAGTTCCTTTGTTTACAAACTTTTCGTGGTTCTCTTTGAAGTCCAGATAAAATTCGTTGATTTGTTCGTATAGCTCATTTGATGTCATGACTCTTTCCTTTTATATAAATATGTTAATCAATGATATTAATTACAAATTCCTTTTGTAACTGAAGTTGCAATGCTTCTTCTGTGACAACATCCATTGCCTGATATATGAGATCGCCATCCAAATATACATCACCGGTCATGTTTTCTTCGTCAATGAAATATTCAAGTTCTGATCCAAGGCATAGTTCGCCGGTCGAAATGTTCTCCAAGCTAAGCATTCGGAAATAAATATTTTCATGATGTTACTGCATTGGCGTTATGAACTAGATTTATCATCTTTTTTAACTTATGGTATTGAACAGAATTGATTACTCGGCTATCTAAACATTCCTTAACGTACTTCAGACTCTTCTGCATTGCCTTGTTCATGTCATGGGAAAAGAACAAATTGAAGTTGTCATCAATCTTTTTATGGATCTGTTTCAGATCATCAGCTGTGCCTTCGTGTCGATAATAGCGAGGCTCTCGATTCACTGTCAGATATGATGTCACATCTAACTGCGATCCTTTGGCTCGGTACAACATGGAACCGTATCCAACTCTACCTCGGCCTTCTATACGGCTCATGTTCTGTTTACCTTCTTTGGACTTGATCACTTCAACTTCAGAATAAGTGTTCTTACCAGTAATAACAGATCGCACCATGTTACGTTCTTCTGATGAACACTGAACACATTCTTTGGTATCTGGTAATGCTTTCAAACGAGCTTCTGGTATAAGCTCTGCACAGGATATACATTTCTTCATATACTTTAAATTAAGAACTTTTTTTCAATTATCCTAATTTTCTTCTCTGTAATTTATCCAAGCTGGTTTGTCCATATCTGGGAGATATCCAACTCTGATTACTATACTATCTTTTGTAAGATGATATATGATATTCATCGTTTCTTCAGTTTTTAGAATTTCAGTTGAAACTCTGAAACTATCTTTTTTAGCTACTTTTTCTATATCACTCTGAGACGTATGAAAATAAGGTGACTGGGCTTTGAGGTCAAACATGGAGATTGAAAATGCAATCAATGCTATAATGATTGCTATACCAATAGTAACTATTATCTTATACAATCTCCAAAGCGCTTTACCCCACATATGATTCCTTTATGTTCTCCTTACGACTACGACCATGTTCTGTTTTCAGATAATTTTCACAATGGTCATCATATACTGACTGCAATCGATTCAAGGTCCAAAACTTAGCTTCGGACTTGTTACGATCTGCAAAGTTTTCACCATAGCCCCAATTCTTCACAAATGCCTGGATGGCATCTTCTCGGGTCATAAATCTTTGTGTCTTGAATGATTTGTATTCCTGCATAACTATTTTTGAATTTTACCTTTAATGAATTCTTTCTGTTTATCAAATGCTTCTTTCAGACCCGCCATGGACTTTTTGGCGGTAGAAGAAACTTTACCTTTACCTACATATGACACAATGTGCCAGAATCGAGCATCTCTGTCAGAGATTGCCTTCTTCCAATTTGATCTAGGGAGATTGGTTCCATCATTCAATCGAACTTTGTACCAATCTGATGACTTATCATAGACAATACCTTCTTCAATTGCACCTAAGAAGTACATCTGAACCTTATCACCTATTTTAAGCTTTTTCATCTCTATCTTTTTATCTATACTTAAAGATAAGACCTTTTATTCGTAATACCAAATCATATGGTAACTTTTTTTCAGAAAAGTTTACTTTTTTAACAGTAGATATGTGATTAATGTCACTGATATTGCAATGATAGATGCTATTAGGAAGCCTTGATCTGCAATGCTCATCGCTTCTTCATTTCAATGGCAGCTTCTTGCCATTTCTTACCAATTGGATTACGGATTGGTTGACGAACAAATCGTTGCACCTCTTTGTCCACTTCTCTGGAGAGCGGAGCATATTCTGTGTTATCCACAATGGAGAACTGTCCCTGACCGAAGAGTCTGGCAAACTTGCCCAGATTGTTCTGAACTGCTTTCCAGATGTCAGTCACAAGATCATCAGGTAGACTACGTTCCCGGTCTGCATTGCGTTGCAGTGCTACATCCATGTCAGTGTTCACGAACACCATATAAGTGTCATATCCAAGCTTTTCTAATCTCTCACGCTTCTTTTTGATCTTTGCAAAGTCATCTCCGGTACCATCAATGATCATACCTAATCGCTCCTTCTCAAAGAACTTCTGTCGCATGTTTCTGAGCTTCTTTGCCTTCTCTCTGGGAGAGTCTGGTCCCATTGTCACTTTGTCAAACTGATCAGAAGTCATGAATCGGAGCGTCTTTGGATCTACTCCTTGCTTCTTCAGATAGAATTCAAATGCCGGATCAGTGTTAACAAATTTCAATCCGGAAGGTGTATCACTTCCTATACGCTCGGCATTGAATGAGAACAGCTCCTGTGCCATATATGTTTTACCTGAACCAGGTCCTCCTGCCAAAAATACTGCTTTGAGTACTCCTGGATCATATACACCTTCAGACAAATCAACGGATTCTTTTATTGTTGCTACAATTTCATGGCCATCATATTTGATGTCTTTGATAGGTAAGTGTTTTTTGATGTAAGCCATGTATAATTTGGCGCGCCTGTCATCAAATTCACCTTTTGATTTTGTAGGCGATACGATTAACTGATTTATATTATTTTCTTTGTAATCGACAAGATCCATGAATTCTTTGGCTATTTGTACTACGGTAGCCATCACTCTGAACAATCGTCCTTTATTCACAACAACGTCCGTATCTCTTGTATCCGAACCTCTTTTTTTAACCCAGAAGTCTATTTCGAAATGCGGACCTACAGGTTTTTGTGCAAGATAATTATCTCCCCAGAATGCATGCATCATCACTTCATATGTATCACCATCTTCTGTTTTAAACGTGAAAGTATCATGTGCTCCATTGCCTTCATCACTTCTTTGTATACCTTGTATAGAAGTGTAGTTATATGGCTTAGCTGTGCCTTCACCTACTTCAGAGATAATATTGTTGAGTATGCTGACTAGTTTCATATATCAACTCTTATTTCACTTCCATCATCTTCTATGTTCTTTATATTAGGTACATGCTTTCTGATATACGCCATATAAAGTTTGTTTCTTCTTTGATCATCTTCGCCTCGGTTTTTAGCACCGGTGAATACGAGCTGCTTTATGTTTTTTCTCTCTTTCAAAATGCTTTTCGTTATATCCACTATTGTAGCCATAACCCTAAACAACTCACCTTTATTAGTTACAATTTTATTAGAAATTCCTCCACCATCTTTTTCATCTACACCAAATTCAATGTTCATAAACTCCCATGGTTCACCTTTTGAAAAATCTTCTTCTATTTCAAATGATACTTCATAATGAGTATCTAAATCGGTTACAAACTCATAGAGTTTATAATAATCACCAAAGTCAGGGGCACTCTCGGTTCGTGTCAACTTATATTTGTAAGGTTTTGCGCTACCTTCGCCTATTTCAAGTAATATGTTCTTTAACTTGATCATTTCAGTGTCACCGTAATTATTTGGCCATTATATTTGATGTTAGAAGTAGGTAGATGTTTCTTTATATATGCCATGTAAAGGTTAGCACGTCTGTGATCACGCTTTTTGGATTTGGAAGGAAATACCAGCATTGTTTTGATGCCCTTTTCCTTGTAATCAATGTCGTTCAGAAATTCTTTGGTAGCCTTTACTATGGTGGCCATCACTCTGAATAATCGACCTTTGTTCACAACACGTTCAGCATCGTCTTCGTATCCATATTCATCAACCGTAGTAAAGTCAACTTTAAAATATGGTCCTCTTTTTTCTGCATTTGAATGATCTCCATAATATGCAGCAAAGCTTACTGTGTAATCATCTCCATCTTCTGTTGTAAAGGTAACATCTCTACCTGTTACATTTTTCGAGCTGCCTCTGAAGACGTTATCATTTACACTATAAGAATATGGTTTAGCCGAACCTTCTCCTACTTCAGTGATGATCTGTTCTATGATGGTGGTTAACTTCATTCTCCAAATTCAGCGTATTTAGATACTCTATCACCTTCAAGATCGCTGAGCATGGAAAGTACGGTCGGTATCTCTGCCATGTCTTTTTTGAACGCTGCCAGGATTGCCGGCGACACAAGATCTCCTATGTTCATTCCAGAATCATTTTTCAGATCTCTGATCTCTTCATAGATGTCCTCAAGCTTGGTGAACTGCTGTCCATTGAATGTATTGGTGTCAGATATGATGTCTCGTAATGTTCTTAGCACATCTTGCGCATTATCAACTGTACGCAGTTTGGATTGCATCTTGTCCAGATTCCTTGTTTCATTGATCACCTCTTCTTTGATGATCTCTTTCAATCTGTCCATACTGATGGTATCTTTACCTTCATTAACTGATTCCAATGTCATGTTCTGAGTAGCATCCGGTGGAAGATCATCCCACTCAAACTCAATGTATTGTCCAGCATCATCAGGATCAGAAAAGGCTTGTAATAACCATTCTTCTTTTTGGTCATCATCAGCCTTGTCCCAGTCTCTTTTCTGAACTGACTTCAGGCCTTCATTAACTGATTCCAATGTCATGTTCTGCGTTACGGCTGGTGGAAGATCATCCCACTCAAACTCAACATATTGTTCAGCTTCATCCGGATCTTTGATCGCAGACAACAAAGCATCCATTTTCAAATGATCAGGCAAGAATTTCCAAGACAGCTTGCCTATCTTCTTTTCATCGATGCGCATTTCACGCAGTTTCTTTATCACATCTGTTCTTTTCATATCAGTGTCTTTATTATATGGTGTATTGGTTTTGCAATGCTTCTACTAGATCATCCAAAGCATTCTCATCTCTTAATTCAAGTATCATCTGAGCAAATGCAGTGGCTCCTCTGTCCTTGTACAGATCCGTAAGCAGATCTCTGGATACGTTAAGTCTTTCGTTCACCATGGATTCTTCATTAACTGATTCTGTCATATCAGATACGAACTGAATCATTTTACGGGCATCCGCTTCAGCCGAATCGCTAGTATATAGTCCTCCTACTCCTTTCATAGCTAAATCTCTCATCAAGCCTCTTGAAGCCGGCCCCATGTTTTCCCATCGACTATCTGATCTAGCCACTTTGCCTAATTTCGGAGTACCATCATAAACATATAGGTGATAAAGTGAATCACCCTTTCTTATACCTATCGCCTTTCCTTCTCTTTCAGAATAATAGATGTCTCCATCCTGACTAGGCTTTGTGAACTGAGTAGCTTCATTAATGTTATCAGCCAATGGATTCTTTGCATAGAAGTCCTGCTGTGCTTTGGCTTCTCTGTCCAAACCAGTCATCACATGCGTTACAAGATTTCTGAGTTCCATCGCATCAATTTCAACTGGAGTATAATTACCATCAGTCATGTAAACCGTTTTGCCAACTTCGCTAGCATCTCTACTTCTTCTCATACCTGCTCGATTGGCTTTGCTTTGGTCAATCCGATATCCGCTCATCTGACTGACAGTAAATTCATCGGTATATCTATTATACTGAAAATGCACAAACTGATTCTCAGATTCATCTGCGACGACGTATTTTTGTACGCTATCTTTCTCTGCACCGATCTCTTTAACTTCATATCCCTTTCTGGAAAAGAAATCAAATAATTGACCGCCATCTATTTCATTCAATGAAAATCCGTGATCAGTCGCTACTTCTTTCAATAATTTGCTTAACTTCATAATGATAGTTTCTGTTTATTAATATATATCGAACTAACCAATCTTACAATGGTTTTGCTCAAAAGAACAGACGGCCAGCTTTCTCCTGGGCTTTCACTTTCAGATCTTCAATGAGACAGTGAAATTGCCAGGCTCTCTTCAGGCCTTTATATAATAGTATGAATGGTGTTAACAGATATTGCATTTCAAATAAATATGAGTTCAGCAATACCACAGGCGACTCTGATCAGAAGCCCCGATTCCGGGTTGATAGGTCTGCCAAGCAGATCATAGTATTGCACATCTTCACATTCCTGATCTGGTTCTCTAATCTCGGTGCTCACACAAGGTCTTGGACTCAACAGAAACCGATCATCCATTTCAGCATGATATCCGAACTGAGTGTTCATATAGTCATATTGCAGAGCACTGTCCACCATAAAGCATTCGCCACAAAGTTGATCACGGAAATACATCTTGGTCCATAGGTTGGAGGTATGGAATGTGAGCATGGCAGAGTCACGCCAGGCCAGCACGCCAATTTGGATGGCGCCAAGGAAGGAGGTGTCCAAGGATTGAATGGAGAGGCCAGCAAAGTTTGGTAAAGAGAAAAAATTGAAGTTTGGTAAATTTGAGAACACCATGATAATGGAATCCAGGAGTGGAGGAGTATAGGAATCCAACAGAGGATCAAAGCCTTCGGTGGCGGACTCATCCCATAATAACGCCATGGAGGAACCGCAGCCTGTACAGGGAGGATCAGAGTCTTGTGCGGTTACGACGATCCAGCCATTGCTTGCATAGGAGGTGTCCAGGCCAGATCCAGGCAGTGGTACACTGCTCCAGGATTGAGCATTGGCCATGCAGGGCAGTATGATGAGCAGAGCTTTAAGCAGGTGCATGATAACGTTCATATGCTGTTGCCAGAGTGATGTCAATGGGTTCCGATTTCTGCATTGCCAGAAGTTGATCATAAGTGCACCAACGATAGTCCACATGTTCATCATTTAATATAGGGATGATGGGATTAGGGAGCTCTGTGTGATACAGATGCACAGGAGTGTTGCGACGAGGATGTGACATTGCCCCTAGATAAGACAAGTCGTCTGGATCAGGTCTTATGTCAGTTTCCTCTGCCAGTTCGCGAAGAGCAGCTGTGATGAGATCTTCTCCTATTTTCCTATGCCCTTTGGGTAGGCTCCACCGCCCATCTTTACGCTGGGTTGTGAGTATATGCCCTTTGTAAGTGCAGAGAATGGCAGTGACAGTTTTGGTGTCTATGATGTGATACAGTTTCATGTGTTGTCATTTTCAAAGCTGGCATTGAATCTCAGGGTCTCGATCTGAGTCCAGATGTCCTCAGCCTCTCCTCTCAACAGGTCTGAAGCCCTGCGATCATGATGTGAGACATCATGAGCTCGTTGTATGAGCCTGTCATATTCCTTCATCAATTGGTCTTCTTTGGTGCGACGTTGAAACATCTTTTTGAACCTTTTCCATAGTAACTTTTTCCACATAATGATCAATTTCATATAAATATTGTTTCTGGTGCTATTTGTTGTGTGTCCTCCTGGGAGGATTGCGTGGGCTTGCCCATCCTATACAAACCAGGTGCTATAAGCAAAAAATCTTTGTTCACAATGAAAATAGGTTTAAGGTGCTGTATATACCGTTATGCTTGGGTATGTTAAAGAAATGGGCTATATCCCCCTATATACCATGGTTTTGGGGTGGTTTGGGGCTATATGCGGCTATTTGCGTAGGTATTGGGTATATTTGGGGTTCATTGCCCTCCTAACGTTCATATAAGAACGTATAGATCCTCCTGCCTCCTTGCCTTGCAGTTGTGCCTTGATCACATCATAGCCTTGTGTCCTGAGAACCTGCTGTGCGCGCTCCCACTTGTCTTCTGACAGCTCTTCTGCTCTCTCTATATATAGAGTTGCATAGTCTCTGTTTCTACCTCCTGGATGATACTCTATCACGTTATTAGGGTATATCTGCTGTATGGCTATTCTGATGCTTCTGTTCATATCAATATATATTGCTTGCTGCTTCTGCTTCATGTACCTCTTCTATGATCCATCCGTCCATTCCGGAGCCAATGTAAAGCAATGTCCAAACTGCTACCAGGACCAGGCCTAGCGCAATCATTTTCTCTGAGTCGGTGGTTGGCCGATTGTTATCCTGTAACCATAATACTGAATTCCACATAGTCTTCATATTAAACGCTTTGGGTTTCTGATGCATGCCAATTCTCAAACCATGTATCTATCTCCTGATGCGTCATAGCATCTGCATCCAATACCGTATCAATCAATCCAAACAAGCCCAGGCTCATCATTCGTTTGACCCATGCCTTGCTCCACCACTCCTC